AGCGAATCCACTCAGGAAAACTTCGGCAATGATTCTGACATGGTGAACGCCATGTTGCTCACACTGATTGACAGATGCGGTGATGATGACAACCTCGCTTATAAGATGTACGAATACATTAAATCTTTCCCGTCCAAACTGAATCTGGACTTGGATTTGGATAATGCGTTCAGCCACCTGTTTAAAAAGGAGAAGTTATGAAATCGCAGAAAAATATCTTAAAATCCATTGAAGGTCTGTCCGATATAGAACTATTTGTTATTGATCTCTTTTGTGGCGCCGGCGGTTTGTCCGAAGGTGTGGAAGAAGCACGATTGGATGGAAATAGATGTGGAAAGGTTGTTTGCTGTGTGAACCATGACAAGAATGCCATCCTTTCACATGATGCCAATATCCCTGATGCACTTCACTTTATTGAGGATATCCGTACACTGGAACTTTCCCCGATAAGCACTATTGTAGAACGTATCCGTCAGCTATACCCTGATGCCATGATAATGCTTCATGCTTCTTTGGAGTGTACCAACTTCTCGAAAGCCAAAGGCGGTCAGCCGAGAGATGCCGACAGCCGAACGTTGGCAGAACATCTCTTCCGTTATATTGATGTTATAGACCCTGACTACATTCAGATTGAAAATGTAGAAGAGTTTATGTCATGGGGAGATATGGATGAGAATGGGAAACCTATCAGCATGGACAAAGGCCGGCTTTATCAAAAGTGGGTGCGCAATGTCAAGAAGTACGGTTACAACTTTGAGCACCACATCTTAAATGCTGCCGACTTCGGTGCCTACACCACAAGAAAACGCTTCTTCGGCATCTTTGCTAAAAAGAGCTTGCCGATAGTATTCCCTGAACCGACCCACTGTAAAGGTGGCAGGCAGGACATGTTTTCTAAGCTGGAAAAATGGAAACCCGTCAAGGAAGTTCTTGATTTTTCTGACGAAGGAACTACCATCTTTAGGGAAAAGCCTCTTGCAGAGAAAACGCTTGAACGTATCTATGCTGGACTTATCAAGTTTGTAGCCGGAGGAAAGGATGCTTTCCTCGTAAAGTATAATTCTATGAGCCGTACAGGGAAATATAACGCTTCTGGGATTGACGAACCATGTCCGGTGGTAGCCACGCAAGGCAGACTTGGAGTAGCGCAAGTTTGTTTCCTCTCTAAGCAGTTTAGCGGACACCCCGACAGCAAGAACGTATCAGTGGAAGAACCGGCTGGAGCAATCACTTGTAAAGACCACCACGTTTTTGTATCGGCTTACTATGGGAACGGGCATAATCATTCGGTGGAACTTCCTGCACCTACGGTCACAACGAAGGACAGGATGGCTTTAATTGAAAGCCGATTTATGTGTTCTTATAACTTTAAGGATACAGGAAAGGATATTAATCAGCCTTGTCCTACACTTCTGACGAAAGACAGACTTTCCCTTGTATCTCCATTTTTTATGAATCAATATTCTGGAGGTGGTCAGGTGTCTGATATAAACTCACCATGCCCCGCTGTTACCACAACACCGAAACAAAACTTGGTAACATGCCAGCCGTGGATAATGAATACTGCATTCTCAAATGTAGGTAGCAGTATAGAGGAACCCTCCCAGACCATTACCGCAAACAGGAAATGGCACTATCTGATGAATCCACAGTTCAACAGTGCTGGCGGCTCTGTTGATAGCCCCTGCTTCACATTAATAGCCCGCATGGATAAGATGCCGCCTTATCTGGTAGCAACAGAAAGCGGTCAGGTAGCGATTGAAATCTACAACAATGATAGTCCTATGACCGTGAAGATAAAGGAGTTCATGGCACTGTATGGCATAGTGGATATTAAAATGCGGATGCTTCGCATTCCGGAACTCAAAAAGATTATGGGATTCCCTGAAGATTATGTTTTAATAGGCACACAAGCTGACCAAAAGAAATTTATCGGGAATGCGGTGGAGGTTACACAAGCGAGAAAAAATACTGAAGCACTTTGCAAAGTATTGAGAAAGTTGAGATTGAAGAAATCAAAAGAAATAACTTAATGGAAAATGGAAAACTTATATTAGATGCCTGTTGTGGCAGTAGAATGTTTTGGTTTGACAAATATAATCCTCTTGCCTTATTTGTTGACAAACGTTCGGAAACACTTACGGCCAAGGACAGAGATAAGATTAGGATAATAGAAATAAGACCTGATATAGTGGCTGATTTTACCAACTTGCCATTTGAGGATAGCTCTTTCTACATGGTCGTGTTTGACCCGCCACATTTGAAAACACTTGGCAAAACATCATGGATGGCAAAGAAATATGGTAGGCTTCCGGATAATTGGCAAGAAATGATAAAAAGCGGTTTTGATGAATGTATGCGTGTCCTAAAGCCCAACGGGACATTGGTATTCAAATGGAGTGAGAGTGAAATAAAAGTCAATGAAGTTTTATCCATTATACCTTATAAGCCTTTGTTTGGGCATACCACTGGCCGACAAAGTAAAACGATATGGATGTGCTTTATGAAACTGCCAATTAACTAATAACGGAACAGAAATGAATACAACCTTTGAAAAATCGGCTAATAGTACCGATGAATGGTACACACCGAAAGAAATTATAGACGCATTGGGTGAATTTGATTTAGACCCATGTGCCCCAGTAGCCCCCCTATAAAACGGCAAATGTCATGTACAACAAAAATGACGATGGATTAAAACAGGAATGGAAAGGTCGCGTTTGGTTGAACCCACCTTATTCCCGTCCTCTTATAGAATGTTTCGTTAAACGGATGGCAGAACATGGAAACGGCATTGCTTTACTTTTCAATCGTTGCGATTCAAAGATGTTTCAGGATGTGATATTCGAGAAGGCAACGGCAATGAAATTCTTGCGTAACCGAATCAGATTCTTCCGTCCAGACGGAACTCGTGGAGATTCTCCCGGCTGTGGTAGTATTCTCATCGCTTTTGGTGAGGATAATGCGGAGGTAATAAAAACTTGTGATATTGCAGGTAAGTACGTTAGAATAAATTAGAGCAAAACTGAACAAATATGAGCAAACTATATAAAGTAACCATTTTCGGGGAATCATTCCTAATCGGGTGGTTCCCTTTCTCTTCACGCTGG